TTGGTTTCTTATAATCAAACATCATTGTTTCCTTCTTTGTTTTTAATCATTACATAACGTTGCACCACTTCATGCAAAACTTTTGGTGTATTAGTAAACCATTTTTCTACATGATAGTCTACGTTCTCAGGTGTTTCAAACATCTTATTCGTATCTTCAAAACGTCCCTCTTCAATAGTATCCATCCACACCGTGAAGTCTGGATTAAATTGTTTCCTTGTTTCTTCTGTAGGGCAAACAAAGTCAGCTACTGCAACTCTACCTGCCATTACGATACCATCTGATAAATGTTTCATGCGTTGTGCTTGTCTGATGCGTCCCTCTTTCGAGAAGTCCCAATCGTTATAGCTTGTTCGTATGATATCAGCGTTCACCCACACACCGCCTAGAAGCTCCGCTAGAGGCCGTGCAAGGGTACTCTTGCCACTCCCAGGTAAACCCATGATAAGTATCTTCATTCGTCGTCTCCGTCGATCTCACCCATGTCTACGTTCAACACAGTGATCAAAATTGAAAGGGTTGTAATTAAAAAGTAGAGCGCAGAGAAACCTGCAATAAGTTCCCATCCTGCTACGTAGAACATATAGATGGAAAACCCTTGTGTCGCATTATGCAAAAACTTCCATCTATATGGAATATGCTCAGCATAAGATAATTCAACTTCCCAATTAGGGCTTAGAACCAACACACCTACTTTGATGAATTGAAACAATGCATATGCCATAACTGCTAGGTTTAGGTAGAGATACATTGAATCTTCTGTTTGTTGAAAAGCTAGAATGCCAACAATATGGCAAGTCATGTAAATTAAAGTCCAGTTCATTTTTTTATATTCCACGAATAATCATTGAGGGGTCAAGGCCGATAAGAGGAGTAGCCCTAGAGCTACTCCCCAAAACAAGATTTCTTCAATTTGCATCAGCCATTTCCAATGCTAGATCAAGAGCCTTGACTTTACGGTTTGCATTGTTGCCAAACCATGCAGAAGTCATACGAGTGTCGGCAGAGCGTCCCAGTTCGTGGTCAGCCATGTATGTAACTGCATTGTAAGCATTCCACCATGTCCCCGGACGGAAGTTGTCACCCGGTTGGTTCTCAGTCACTTCCATTGCACGACGTGCTGTAGTTGAAAGTGTTTGATCTTCACGAGTAGACTCTCCAAAGATTTTACCAAAGAACTTCTCAAGAGTTTCACGCTTGTAGTTACGTGATCCAAGGAACTCAGCGGCTTCCTTGAATTGCTCTACTTTATTGTGAGAGACACCAAGGATTTCTTTTACACGCTCTGGATTGAACTGTTGACGGTGATTAACACGAACAGAAGCTTGGCTACCTTCGCTTAGCGCCACTGCCAGAGTGTTGTTGCAGACTACACGTTCCATCACGAATTTGATGTCGATTGCCTTACCGTACTGGTGTGGATTTGAAAAGAGCAAATAACCCTTCACTTCGTCGCCATTAAAGAGCGAGAAACCATCACGCACATCAGCCATAGCCCATACGATTTGTCCACCTTTAAGCGAACCCGCAGTATCCATAGACATGTCACCGTTAGCAACAAACTCTGTAAAGAAGTCAAAAGCTTCTGAGTTTTGCACAGGGTTCCAGTTCTTACCAACTTGCGTCAGAACCTTACCGTCAGTCTCACGCACTAGTGCTTGTTGACCAGTAGCGATGTTATCGCCCTTAAAGCGGAAGAAAGTGTCAACCTTCTCTACACCCCAGTTAAGACCCGCAGCGTCCATCATCTCTTGCGGTGACATATCATCACCTACTGGAACCCCCAGACCGTGCCAAGGAAGACCGTTGCTTGCGCGATACGCCATTTGTGCTTCGCCATTAATCATTTCAAGTTCGTGTGCCATGATATAAACCCTTTCAAGGTTACTTAGTTTGTTTTCATTACATATATTAATGTATCACAGTTTTAGCTGTTGTCAACTGTATAATGCTGAGAATTTTTAACGATTTCTTCAAACATGATTTTTGCGCCCATGTCTGTTTCAAAGTCTTCTTCAGTTGCAAAGTCCATAGAAGAAGAGAAGTACAATTCAGAGTTATCAATTCCATAGGCTTCAACCCAATAAACACCGTCTTCTACAGTGTCGGCTCTTTTTGCAATTGAGCCTTCGTTTGCACATTCAATGTTGAAGATTAAACCGCCTTGGTCTGCTGAAACATAATTGATCATTTTGATTTCTCTTTCGTTTGATTCTCTTTACTCTTACTTTATAGAATCAAAACAAACTTGTGTCAACCCCTAATGCATAGCCTCACTTGGCATATACATAGAGTCTATCATGTCCCAAGCATAATCGCCAAAACCAGACTTGCATATATCAGTAATGCCAACGAATTGTTCATTGGTATCCGCATCAATCTCTGCAACGAAACTATGTTTAAGATGTCTTTTAATGTGCTTATACAGGTAAGCAGTAGCTTCTTCCCTAGTCTTCCAACAGGTTGCTCTTGTGATGTATAAAAAATTGTGGGCTGAGAACAACATTCCCATCCCACCCATTTCTTCATCTTTTCTTGTACCCAGAAAAATCTTTTCATCTGGGTCAATGATGATGTAACGCATTACATTCCTTTCTTAGCTTTCCACTTAGCCATGATGTCAATAGACCACTGTGGATTTTTACCTTCTAAGATTGCGTGAGGCGTCAAGCCTTCGGCACGTTTGGCGGCATACTCTTCTACCGTCCAGTTTTTCTTCAACTCTTTAACAAAGTTTGCTTTTGTGAAAGGAGTACCACTGTACTTGAAACGAGCGATAAACAAGTCAATGCCACGACCAACATTCGAAGGGTGGATATTTGGCTTGTCTTCGTAGACTGGTTGACCTTCATAAGAACCACGAAACATCAGGTATCCACCGTGGTAGTCTAGGTTTTCATTTGTAAAAGCAGTCATGTCATTCTCTCTTTCGTTTTGATTACATATAACTTATAGAATCAAAACAAACCTATGTCAAGCACTAATGTGCAAAATATTTGTCAAGCATTTCCAATACGTCATCATATTTTGCAATTTCAAGGATTTCCATTTCCATAGCTTCAAAAACATCTGGGTGTTCACCAATCCCTGCTGGGTTTGCTAGATATACTTCCACATTCATTTTGTGCTTATCGATATGTCCTTGTGCATGTGAACGCATTGCCTTTAACATTTTATTTCTCATAATATATTCCTTTATTTTTCGTTGAGTTCTCTAAATTTCTTACGGACACTCAGAAAGTGTTCCAGATAATCGTATGTATTTATCTTGAAAACTTGAGGCTCATTATGATCCACTGTAATCAAGATAACACCTTGCTTAATAGGAATGCCAGTTCTCTCATAGAAAGCGGCGGCATAGAAAGATGCTTGGATGAAGTAACTTGTAATCCATTCCTCTTTCTTCGGTTTGCGAGATGTTTTGAAATCAATAATAGACAACTGACCGTCAAACTCTGCAATACAGTCAACCTGTCCAGCAGTCTTTAGTCGATCACTATACAAGAATACCTCTTGCATCCAAATGTTATTCAGACGCTTATCCATGATCTTCTTGATGTCTTCAAATGAGAATAGGTTGGTTGGCATTGCGCCTTCCTTCCAGTTTGGATCATTGTTAAGATAGTCCTCAGCCAACTTGTGAACTGCCGTACCTCTTACTGATGCTTGTTGGGATATCTTATTGGCTTCTTCCTCACCCACACGCTTACGCCATGCGATGATGCCTTCCTTGTTCAATACACCCAAGACAGTGGTGATTGATGGGTATGCGTTACCTTCGGGCGTAAAATACTTACGTCCTTTGTCGGTTGTTTTTCTGGTCAACGTAGGTAACACTACGTCGTGCTTCACATGATTAAACATAATATAACTTTCTATTGATTCTGTATTATAACACAGAAAAAATTATTTATCCACCTAAAAATACTTTACCTGATCCAGATGTGATTTCTGCGCCACAATTATATACATCACCTAAACGACCTGCACCTTTAGTTTCTATGAAAACCTTTGTGCTACCTACAGTTAATCCTGGTGTATGAGTGGAACAAGTGCCACCAATAGGATGGGCAGTAACGGCGTCATCCTTTCGAACGACGCCAATACCTTCTGCGAAAACCTTGCCGCTACATGCATCAGTTGATGTGGTGATAGGATCAACATCACAGAATGAATTGTCATTTGTGTTTGCGTCACCCGACGCTACGTGAACCGTATTCACAGTCTCTGTTGCGTCTCCTCTAGCGGCTTTGGGCATTATGCGGCTTCCATCATTTTTTCTTTGGCAATGATATATTCTTTAACTAAACCAGAGCGAACAATATCATCTACCGTGAATTTGATTGTCTTGAATGACGGAATGTCACTAAGAACATTCATAAACTCACCAAGACCAGAGATGTCTGCCTTGTTACGGTTAATTGCCAAATCGTCTTGCTTCGTATCTCCACAGAAGATAATTCTTGAAGATTCGCCAACACGTGTAATGATTGTATCCAACTCGTGATATGTCATTGACTGGCACTCATCAACCAAGATGATTGCATTGTCAAAGGTTAGTCCACGAACAAACGAAGACGTCATAAACTGGATCATCCCCTTTTGCTTTAGGATTTGATATGCATCTCTTCGACCAAATAGATCATTTGCAATATCTTGATACGGTGCTTCAAACACAGCCGCTTTTTCTGCTTGTGAACCTGGCATAAATCCCTGTTCTCTTGTTTGGACTGCCGATCTAATGATGACAATCTTTTCATATTGGTGTTTCGTCATGACGTCTTGCATTGCTAGGTACATACCACACATCGTTTTACCTGTGCCAGCAGTACCAACTGCCGCGAGATTTTTTCCTTCTTTATAAGAGTTGAATAGTACCGACTGAGAGTCTGTTAACGGTGAAATTTGACGCATTGCAAATTTTTGGTTTAGGATACCTACTAAATGTTCGCTATCTCTCTCTTGTCTACGCTTTTCCTTGCGGGATAATCTGCGCTGTTTTGTCATGAAACCTCCTTATGATAACTCAAAGTCAGGATTTTACCATGTGTTGATGTTATCTTTTTTATGATGATGTTTTACATTTTTGAGTACATCACGAAAGCCATCATCGGGCTTCATACGCCCAAGACGGTACGGGTCAACGAACCCCGGAAACTTTGTAAAGATTTGTTTGATATGGGTATTGGTAGCTAGATAATGCTCTAAGTCTGCCCAAGGCATACTTTCTTCAAACTGTTCATGTGTTTCTTTGTTTTCAAAACTATAGGTAGGCATTAATGCTCCTTACTTTTCATACATCTATTTATAAGATTGAGTGGTAGATATCGTGCCAATTAGCGACATTTTTTACATTTGGGTGAGAAAAATTTCTGCTGTGGTTGGATGTCAATAGATATGAATCTAACCCCATCTCTGCGCCAAGTTGTGCGTTCTCTGGCTTATCTTCCACCCAAATACAACCGCTATCACGATAAGGCTCAAGTGCATCATTCTTATCAGCACCACAAGGCAAACAGATCAGTTCTTCAAAAATCTTTCGACCAAACACGGCTTCAAGGTTTTTCTTTCGTAGCTTACCTGCATAGATGTCATCTGATAGAGATGTGATTACATGGAATACGTAACCATGATCTTGGTTTAGTTTGCGAACATACTTAACGGCATCACGGAATGGAGTTAACCACCCAATAGCCGCTGACTGGTTGAAATACTCAATCAATCCATGCGCCTTCTCTGGTGTAATTCCAAACGTTGAACCCATACAGTAAGTCGAGATAGTTGGGTCTACAGGCTTGTAACCCTGTTTCTCCATCCACCTAAAGAAGCTATATGTCCATTCTAGTAGTACACCATCACAGTCTACCATTATTACTTTTTCATTCATCATCATAATATAATACTTTCTTAATCGTCTTTAGTGACGAAGTTATCTATTCAACATCCTCATGCATGTAAGTACAGAGTTTTCTCCCAAGCAATCAGACCAAATATGGTAAAGATACCATCCAACTAATACAATACCAATTGTAATAGCAATTCCATATATTACTTTTTCATTGATCATAATATAATAACTTTCTTAATCGTCTTTAGTGACAGAGAGGTTTGCGTTTTTCTCTTCACGTTTCATGCGCTTTCGGTCACGACGTCGCTTCATTCGATGTTCTTTGTCTTGAACATCATCATCGTCCATTCCCCATTCTTCATCGTAGTCTTCACGAAATTTTTTAAAAGTCTTAGCCATGTTTGTTTTACTCTTCGATTAATTCTGGAAACGCTTCCATTACGGTTTTCTTTGTAAGACCTTTGACGGACTTGTGCGAGATCATATGGTTTGCCAACAAGTCAGCATCATCATTATCAATATCTTCTAGTAAACTGATAAACAACTGTTCGCGTTTAATCGGTTTCAAACTGTCATATCCACCACCTTCTACGAAAATACGAAGTCTACGTGCTTCTTGAAATAAGAGCGCTTTAGCCTCATCTTCATACTCATTATATTTCCAAGGTGGGGGTGTATCTGGTACTAAAAACTTTACCCCTACATCATATATATTCTTTAGCACAACTCGCAACGGTTGGCTGTCATTTTCACGCAACCAAGCAATCTTGTCACTCTTAGAGCCAAGTGTTTGTACGTGATTTACGATTTCTGAAATAGATCGTCTTACTGCCATTATTAAAAATCCTGTATGTCTGAAACCAAGTTCTTTAGTTTCTTAGTGATGAAGAAGTTGAACAGATGCTCACGTCCAACCATTTTTTCTTGTGTATATTCAGCAATGATCATATCTTGGTAGTTCTGAGGTACTTCTTTCAAGTCAATCATCTTTTTGTTGCGATTGTATCTTGCAATAGTTTCCTCATCCATATTCTCACTAGTGCCTCTATACAAAGCCATACGCTTCTGCGTCATAGGCTTCTGTCGTTCCCCAACAGCCAAACAATTGTCAGCCGATAGGATATTCGGTACGCCATCGCCAGCATCACCTTTCAGAATGTGTTCTTCAAGGAACTGCGTTGGGTTAGTATCAGTCAACCAACGTTTACGGATAGGATCAAATTGATCAACATTCGCATAAGTTTGTAGTTGAATGAAGTCTTTGTCGGCAGAAAGAACAAGGTATTTCTCTGCACCAACATTCAAGTCAGTGCCTTCTTTGTGTATAATAGTACCGATAATGTCATCTGCTTCACAGTGATCAATATGAATTACTTTATACGGAAAGAACTCTTTCATCTCATCACGGATGACGTTCATAATATTGAATACGTTATTCCAGTCAAGATCAGACTTGTCTCGTGTTTTCTTACGGTTTGCCTTATAGTAAGGGTACGCTTCGCGTCTCCATGTGTTTTTACCGTCAGCACAGATGATTATCTCACCATATTCTTCATGGAACTTCTTTCGATTTGTCCGTACTGAATTCAAGAACATATGACGAATGATGTTCTCATCAATGTCTATGTTTGTATGGTTACCTATGCTCGAAAAAAGCGATGCAAGGATAACCTGATTAAAATCCATTAATATTGCCATTATATTTCTCTTTGTTACATTATAGACTATTTTAGTCTATATCTTCCTCATTGTCAAGTATTTTATCTACTTCTTCGTGATACTCATCTAAGTCTATGGCATCATTCGCAAAGTCTTGCAGAGGATGGTGCAAACCTTGACTCAGTAGATGTAGTGATTTTATTGTTTCCAAAACAAGAACTATAGATGGGAAGTATTCTGATGGATCGTCACCAAAATCACAACCACTCCTAATAAGTTCAGTTAATACGGATTGCCATATCAATTCAGAAACTTGATCAGCCAACCCATATCTGAAGTCTGTTACTTGTTCTTCAAGTTCGTCTTCATTCTGGGGTGGTGTCCCAAACCTTTTCTGCTTTGGGAATTCTATAATATCAGCCATTGGCTCTCAGTTCTAGCAAAAGTTTAGTCCAATTGCTTTTAAAAATTTCAATACTGTGAGGGTACAAATTCGATCTGTCGTGGTTAGTCATCGAACTGATAAACTTAGGATCATCCTTTTGAATATCAAGAACTTGCTTGGCATACGCATAAGCAATGTTAGCATGCGCAGTCTGATCCTCATTATAATTGTACTGAATAGTTGCATTAGCACTTGTCTCGCCCAAAGCACCTAGATTTGGGTGAACGCAAAGCACACCAGAGCGGATAGCTTCGATCATTGCAATACACGATGTTTCTTGCCAAATATTTGGATACAAGAAGATGTGACTGTCTTTCAATGCTTGGATAACTACTTCATTAGGTTGTGCGCCATGGTATGTAATGTTAGGGTGATCTGTCAATTTCATAAACAATTCACGGTATGGTTCATCACGCTGTTCCCATCCGTAGATAGAAAAAGAAGAGAAAACGTCTAGGTGAATGTTGTCATGTACCTTAGTCAGTGCGTCAAACACTGGGTAGAGCAATTCTAAGCCCCTGTGAGGCGTAGTATGATAGATAAATCTAATTTTGTCTGTAGGTTTGTCACGTGGCTCAAACGTCGTTTCTACGGCGTTGTGGATGACAGAACACTTTGAGTGTGGGATGCCATACATCGCAATGTACTGGTCACGTTGCCACTGAGAAACGAATACAAAATGATCAAACTGTTTCCACTCGCCATTGCGCAAGATTGTATTCTCTGGGTCTTGTGCCAAATCATGGCAGTATAGAATATTCTTATTTACATCTGTTGGAATTTGTCTTGGTCGTGAGAAGTGGATAGCCACGTCACCCAATAAATCAAAGTCCACGTTGTCCAATAGGCGCTTACGCATCATTTCTGTGCCACCATTAGCGTTCTTAGATTGTTCGCTTTCGACAATATGTCCTTTATGAATCATGCTCATTATTAATTCTCCGAATTATAAAATTTTAAAATCTGTTACAGAATCCCAACGAAAAGAACGCCACCCTGGGGCATTAGTGTCGTACACCACGCAAACCTCTTCACTCACGGCACGAACTTTTTTCTGTGTTAGGGGTTCGTCTTTGGAAGCTTTTGGCAACACACTTTCCATAAGTGTACATTGCATTACTCGAACTTCACCATTTTTCTTGGTGAAAGTTACTTCGCATCTTTGTTCTTTTAGATTGGCGACGATACCATCTTTGTATGCTTGTGTAATTGTTTCCATGATATATATTCCTTAGTTTGCTTAGTCATTTATTTAGGCTCAAACTTGACCAATTGCAAGTCTTTGTTCAGAACCTTAAAAACTACGTCTGCCGTATCCTGTAATGGGTCTAGCCTTAGATTGGCAATAAACCGATCTACGTAATGTAGCTCTTTGTTGTTCTGTGCCGCTATTTCCAGTCCTTCAAAAAATGTTTCTACATCGTATGGGTTTTCATAAAATATTGATTCGCTTCTTGGCTTTGATTCTGCTCTACGTTCTTTCTTTGAAGACGACATTGTATTCCTTTTCGTATATCTTTCCAAGTGTGTGCAAGTACGTTGTGTAGGTCTTCTACACTACCATTGTTGTGTATTCTGTATGTGTCAACATCAAACTTATGGTCTAATATGTATTTAGTGTTAATTTCAGTTCGTGATGAAATAACATGCTCTTTCACTACGTTACCATTAAAGTATCTACGACTGTCTATAGAGTAATCACATCCCTCACGCACAAGTTGTACAAGAACGAAATTATCAGTACCAACTTTATCCATGATAGGGAACAGTTCATGAGAAAACCCACCATCAGATATAACATAATCTTTTTTGGGGTCTATCTCTTCTGCCACCATTTTACCAAAATAGTCTAACCCACGTTTTGGTTTGATGAAATTTTCACTGACGTGGATCATAGCTTCACGACGTGACATGCCACCAAGATAAGCTGATGGACGCTCTTTTACATCACGATTGTCGTAATCTTCCATAAACCAATCTTCAGACACATCAAAATATTTAAAGGTTTCTCTAAATAGTTGGTACTTGAAGGATAGATGCTTATATCCCCTAGCTTTAAAAAAATCGGCGGCACAATCTTTACCAGATGCTGGTGGTCCGTTAAATAATATAATCATGCTGTATCACTTTCTGCTTTAAATGCTTCTTCCCATTCACCCTCTACTATGCCAGATAAGATAAACTCACGATCTGCATCTGATAGATATGGCATGGCTTCGCTAACACAAACCATTCCTGTTTCATATAAAGCCCAGTCTTGTGGGTCTACTGGTATATCTTTAGAACGAACTTTTCCACTGTACGCACTTTTTCTTTGAATTTTCATGTTACCACGACTCCTACGATTTCTAATAGAATACACTACTCTACCAGAAATGTCAAGTCTTTTACGTGACTACGATGAATTTTACAGTTTATAATTCCGTTGTAATAGTCATCACGCAGTAATACGTCATGCTCAAACTGGTACTTAGCTTCAAGGTAGCCAAGTTCGCCTTTCTTCATACACAAAGTTAGTATCTCTCTGTGGAAGTTATCAGCACCTTTTTCTTCAAGCATCTCTTTCACAGCATCAGATGAACCATAATAGGTTTTCCAATCTGATTCTTTTATGACGGTACGCTTGCGCTTGTATCCTTTTAGGGGTGGTAGCTTACGAACAGATTTAAGTAGTTTCTTTCCAACGTACTTCATACCATTAGATTTGTCTGTGATGAGATACACAAAGCCAATGTATTCCCCAATCATCTCAGACGTGAATTCTTCACCTTTGTAGTACCACATAATATATCTCCATGCTATATGAAGTTATTTATGTTGGTTCGACAACCCTTGGAATGCAGATTGCTTGAGTTCCTTTAGGAAAGGAACCCATTACACCACTAAACTTAAACCCAAGTACAGATCGTGCTTCAAAGCACTCTAGCATAGTATCATAAGTCCAATGACCTTCTACTGTGGGTTCGTGGTATTCTCCATTAAACATGAGATTTATGAATACTAATGTCCATAACTCAGTCAATTGAAATCTCCTCTTCATCTTCGTATTCTACGAATATTTTGAGTGTACGATCATCGTCTTGTAATGACAAAGACACGTTGTTGACATTATGTTTGCCATAGGAACGACCTCTGTTGTCGATAACTTCGACACGAGTTACTGTTTTTGGGATATCAGTCATGTCCACGCCCAACAACCCAACTACCTTCAACTTCCCACTGTCTAACGTATGGAAAGAAATCTCCATGACTTGCTAGTTCGATTTCTGGGTATCCCTCTGAAATCAACCAAAGAGTAAGACTCCAAGGTTGAGGTAGGGGGTTGGGTAGTGCCTTTGGGAATCCATACTTCCATCCACTGGGTGGGTCAACCATAGTAACTTTCATAATATATCTCCTTTAGAGTTTTCCGTCGCCAAATCCACCAGAGGTGTTCTCAAGCTCAGATGCAAATTCGTTATACCCACCAATATGAGTTTTATATCGGAAGATTTGTGGTACAGTTTTATATCCTTCTGTAAGCAAACCGTCAAGTTCGCTCTTATACTTTTCGTACCCAATATCTTTGTATTCGTATTCAAGCCCCATGCGTTCACATAATTTCTTAGCCCTAAGGCAGAATGAACAAGTTGCAGTTCCGTAAATATCAATCATCGTCTGTTCCCATTAAATAAGCACCTTCTGGTAGATGCATTGCCGCATTCATTTCATTAAATTGTTCTGGTGACATTTCAATCAAAGCGAAAGCATTTCCGTCTTGATCCCACTGGCGAATGTAACATATGTCATCATAAACAAGGAATTGAACATCTTCGTGTTCACCTGTGGAGTCTAAGATAGTTATTGCCGTTTCGTCCCAATCCATTTCGATAGTAAACATATATTATTCTCCTAATCCTTTAAGCTTATCCCAAGTTTCTTTCCAACTACTAACATGGAAGTTATTACCGTATTTATTAGCAATTTTCAAAGCATAATCGTTACCACCTTCATCCATCGCATCACCGTAGAAGTAGACCTCACAACCCTCAAAGTCAACCATGATTTGGGATTTATCTGATCCTTTGGGTCCGATGTCCAATCCTGTCTCACCACCAACATTAGCTTGTAGGTCTGGAAACATTGTATTGAATGCGTTTGCTATATTAGAACGTTCATTAGTCTCCTTGTCCCATACGACATATTCTTTGCGCTGATCTTTTGTTGCATTTCTACCAACAACACTAAAGTTTATCATACCAGGACGTTCTTCGATGTGGTTTCCTGCGCGTAATTGAAATCCACTCTCATATTCGCAACTGATAAGGAAAGTTTTTGCTAGTTCTGGCAACTGCCACTCGCTTCTCTTCACATTATGGTCACGTTCATACACGTCACTACCAGAGCAATTGTAAACACGCTTACATGTATCATAGATGTATACACCAACCTGTTCTATAGTCTTTGCCCTGTCGCTACCAGTAACTAAGTACACATCATTACGTTCACAAAATTTACTAAACCACACAGCAAAGTGTTTGTTCATTCTTCCTCTACTAGGCGTCAATGTACCATCGACGTCGAAAACATATTTAATCTTCGTCTTCTTCATAAATAAACCCCTCACTAATATCGTCTTCTGTTTGCGTCTTTTTAAACCACATTTTCAAAATCATCAACTTAAACTTTGTTTTAAGAATAAATCTTTGTATACTGTTCATAAAACTTTCCTGCTATAAATTCATGCCCCTCAGCGTTTGGGTGTAGGTCATCTTTACTTATACAAAACTTGCTGTCTAGTTTATCTTGCATAACAAACCCACCGAAATTATTCAAGAATGGATGACCAATATAGTGATCTGTCTCCAAGTCATAGAAACTTTCTATTTTACCAAACATGATAGACCACTCGATTTCCGAAAACCCAACTTCTTCGTCATCAAACGATTTTAAACACTGTTTATACTTTTGTAGGGTAAAAGAACCACAGAGCGGAGCCATGATGTATTTGATGCCCAGCAGCTTACAAAGTTCTTGTATCTGTAGCATATTATCAACCCACGACTTAAGATGTGTTTGGAACAATGAAGGTACAGAGCTAGAATAATGTACGTCAATCAAATCTTGCTTGAACATATGTTTGTACAAATCTCTTGATGCTTCTTGGCGTGGATGTAGCTTCATTTCTGGTCTAAACAATGCTAGTATAGGATTGAATTGGTAGTGGTTATATGCGGAAAATCTCCAAATTTCAGACCAACCAACAACAACCATTTCGATATTCCTATGATCTTTCAGAATAGTCTTGGTGAGTGTATTTGTTATATAATCATTTCCAGCCCCAGATTTACCTTGGTTGACAACTTTCAATCCAGAATACTCTCCTAATATCTCAGGCCACTTAGGGAAAGAAACGTCAAGATCAGGATGTGAAATAGATTTGAAGTTCTCATCTGTAAAGCTACATCCAGATGCTAAAATATACTTAGAAGACTTCGACATTATATTTCCTTTGAAACTCAAGAGCCTCACCCCATGTGTTTACCATGGGCTGACCTTTTATATTTAGGCTTGTGTTCAAAAGCATTGGACATCCAGTCTTAGTGTGCCATTCCTCAAGAATTGTTCTCAGCACAGATTTGCAGTCTTTTCTAACAATCTGTACTCTTGCAGTTCCATCTACGTGAGTTACGGACTTATGATCATGCTTTGCCTTAGCGACAAACTGCATGTACTCGTTCATGGGTCCTTCGAAATATTCATCAGCAAACTCTTCCAAGATTGCAGGTGCAAAGGGTCTAAATTTTTGTCTGCGTTTAACCTCGTTAATAGTGTCTTTAATGTGCCGTCTAGGATCAGCAATAAGGCTACGATTACCAAGGGAACGAGCGCCAAACTCAGCACGACCATTTGCAATACCACAATAACCACTACTCCCAAGAGTTTTGATAACATCTTTAATTTTAATTTCACGTTTAATCTCCGTTCCTAAGTATGGGTCAACCCAATTTAATTTCTTGCCATATGCTAATGCCGCCGCCCCTAAAGACGATCCACAGTCACCTGGGTTTGGCATGATCCAGATGTTTTTACCAAGGTCAGCTACCTTAGTATTCGCAACACAATTCATGGCAACGCCACCCATCATAACGAGATTTTCGTGTGGGCAGTATTTCTTTACCAAATCAAGTATTGCGTCTTCAACAACAGCTTGTGCTGATGCGGCTATGTCTTCGTTAAACCAATGCGATGGTAAACGTGGAAGTCCTTTATGGCAATTCAAGTTCACAAGAAAGTCTTTGAGTTCATCATAGAACCTTGGCTCACCGTAAGCCGCCATACCCATTGTAATGTATTCGTCTTCCTGTGGCTTCAACCCTATGCATCTAGTAACAGCGGAATAGAATAACCCAATAGAGTAGGGATACTTGAAACTCTTTTTCTTGATCATCTTTGGTACGCCATTATTCATCCACGCTTTCCAAACAGAAACCGTATCCCATTCACCAATGGCATCAATCACCAATACATTACAAGACTCGAATTTAGATGTGTAAAAACCAGACGCCGCATGCGACTGGTGATGATAGAAAGAAACGTCGTATTCAGTACGACATGGCTTCCACCCTTGACCCGCATATATTTGTCGAGTTTTCTTAAGCCAAGGCTTTTCGTAGAATGCAACTGTTGCATCAACATCTTTGGGATATTGTGAGGGATGCACCCAACGATCATTCTTCTTACGACTGTAGCGTTCGGCATGAGTGGCAGATAGAATATTCCCATCCTTGATTACACTCACGCCTGCGTCGTGAAAACCTTCGCTTACACCTATGATCATTAGAAAGTCTGGTTGTCTAAAAGCAGATCGATCTTAGCTTCGATTGCATCCATACGGTCAAACACTTCTTCCCACTGTGGTGTAAGTTCTGTTATTTGTTCTGGTTGTTGATAATCACTTACGAATACGTCAGCTTCGTATTCCATAATTTCAACATAGTCATCTTTGCTTTTAGTAAATAATTTAAACATAACGTCCCCTATTCAGTTCCTGTCCAATGCCCACGAGTGTGCGCTCTACTAGTCAATTCTATCAAGCGACTAGTTACTTTTTTCAATGTCTTTTTCGCAATAGGATTTGTTTCCTCATTAGTCAATACTTGCATAACATCAATTAATTTTAGGTCTTCTTGCATAACCTTATTCACATCATATGGTTCACGTTTTTCAATCAATTGTGAGGGATGCACCCAACGACCATTACTCATCTTTGCACCAATGGGTTTGTCGATTGGCTATCGTGATAATCACCACTTTGGTAGTAATCACGCACTGCTTCTTCTTTAATCATAACGCCATCACGCATACGATATGTTACGATTTCACGTCTGATCACACCTTTAACGTCTGCATCAAATGCGCTTTTAAATGGTCCTTCAGTCATTATTCATTCCTTTCACATACTCTCTTGCGTAGATCACTAGAACTAAATCTATGATCACGCTTATTGAAATATAGATCAATGTCACGTCTACGGCATATGTCTTTGCCTGTAAACTCTTTGTCTCTATACTCTTCACCTAATATTCTAACATCTAATTTATACATTGTCAAGATATCTTCTACATCAGATTCTGATCCATATGGAATAATCTCATCCACGTACTTGACACCCCTAAGTTGGCTATAACGCTCAACGATAGTTTGTACTGGGCTGTTCTTTTCTGGGCGATCTGTAGAGGGGTCCATCTGCAATCCACAGATAAGATAGTCACAATGATCCTTAGCTTCACGAAGCATTTGGATATGACCTGCATGCAATAGGTCAAAGGTGCTAAACGTTATTCCCACTTTCATTTTCAATCCCACAAATTTTCGTAGTATTTACCAAACAACATAAAGCCATTTGTCATACGTTCTTGGTGGGCTTTGCGGCCTTCAAGGTCTTTCCAAACAAGTTTTAATCCTAAGCCAAGACCCTCAGTTTTAGTAGGATCATCTTCATATTTGTAATAATCTTCTTCCCAGCTATCACGAAGCTTTTGCTCAAACGCCCAGATCATTTCCCCCATAATCCAATCCCAACGAGCATGATGAAAGTCATCTGTATCATACTCATTCTCTTTAGGAGGAGCATTGGTGCTACGAAGTTCTTCTGGAACATCTTCATCATCTGTCCAAGGTGACCCGTGCTTAGTTTCTTTTAATTGTTTGAGCATAGGAATAATGATAGGAGCAAGAGTATGATCCATGCTCCATGTGTCGTACTTGTCTATACGAACTCTAATCTTTTGGCCACTACGCTTGTCAAGATACAAGTTGATAGTGTGATTATAAAGCCACTGCAAACCGTCTTCTACTTTTTCAAGAAACGATTCAAAACGAGTTGAGCTTTCTTCCCATCCCCACCGACCATACTTCTTGTCCATATAATGATCATGGACATAGCTTACCCAACGATGGCGATATTTTCCAATATAAATTTTCATATCTAACTCCTAAAACTAAACATCGACATCGGGCATTCGTAGGTTGGGCAGTAATAGTTTGTAATGCCCTTAAACTCCATGCCGCATTTTTGACATTTGCTTACACCGAAATGTGGATCAATGTCAGGTTGAAATGGATTCTTTGGCTCAAGCTTCCAAGTATTTTCAAGACCCGCGAGTCGCTGGTTGATTTCTTTTAGCTCTTTATAGATAGCCTCTATGTGTCCTTCAGTTGTTTTCATTTTTCATCCCTCAACCTTTCATTATATTGCATTGCCTCTGATAGAATGGACAAGTCTACACCCTTTGTATGTGCTGTATTTAGTAAGGCTGACACATCCTTGGGGAAGCAGTGACCACCGTAACCACGATCATCTTCATGTACATTTGTGTGGCTCTTACCAATTCTAGGATCATCTGAAACGTTTTGTAACAGTTCGTGTGGGTCAACCCCAATGGCATTCGCCATATCATACACTTGGTTGAAGAATGCAACTTTCATTGCTAGGTATGAGTTGCGGAAATACTTAGTCATAATTAAAATCTCAGGCTTTTTCACGTGTATAGGAATGCCTAAAGTAGATAGTATATTAACCCAAACACCAATAGAGCCACCACCAAGAGAAATAGATTCTTGCGATTTGAAGTCTTCCATTGCATGATTAGCACGTAAGTATTCGGGTGAAAATGTAATTTGTTTGTCTGGATAAGAACGGTTGATAAGTTCCCAACCTTCAAGACTGATTGTTGATTTGATCAAGATTGGTACATCATCTTTAACACGTTCAATGATTTCATACACATTACTCATGTTGCACGAACCATCTTCATCCTCAGGTGTTGACACAGCTATGATCACTGCATCACAATCAACCCAATCTTTGTATCCTTTCATAGGATCATATACGTGTGTCTTATAATACGGCTGCAGGGACAACGCATGCGCCATCCCCACGAAACCATATCCACAAATTAAAACCTTCACTTCTTTTCTTTCCAATCATTAATAAAATTAATCTTTCGATCCTCTGTCCACTCCTCTTTCAAGTAATCATTATCACGATCAAACAAATTCAAAACACGTTCTTTGTCGAGAACAAATGTGTCAACGATATTCTCTCCCATCCAATGTTGGCTAAACTCTTTTACTTCTTGCATGGTCACACTGTCTTGAATATAAGTAATAGCTTCATCAGTGGTCAAAGGCATGTCCTCTTCATCATCACTCATAGCACTAATTGGGATTGCATAACGCATACGGTGTGTGCTGATTACTGTAGTCACTACATAAAGTTCATTATCTTTAGTCATTTAATTTTCCTTATTTTTCAATGTAGAAGATGTGGCTTCCGATACGAGCAACACGGTTCAGAGATGACGCCCAGTAAGCTTTCATCCAGTGAGCATGGTAGTGCGTAGCGCCTTGTGTCATTCCACGAAAGTTTCCGTTCATATAGATATCGTGTGCGTACTTACGTGACTGTTCCCAAGAGTCGTCATCATATGGTTCGTCATGCTTGCCATCGCAATACCAAGAAAACTGACAAGAACGACTGTCTTTCTTGTAACCTTGGTGGACAACATCACACACTGTATCTGGGTAGCGTGTACTAACTACACGGTTTAAAACAACATCACTAACACTCATTGCATCTACTAGACTTTTTGCATGTGTCTCAAAGTAGATATTCAACGCCAAACACTCCATCTCTTCAGCTTGCGTCTCAGCCTGTTGGGCTTGATAAGACTCAAGGATACCCTGTAGTACCGCTTCGTCTTCATGTGCTTGAGCAACAGTTCCTGCATATATCATAGCGGCAAATACTGCGGTGTTGATAGCTACTGCGATTGTGTTCTTGTAAATAGTCTTCATTACTAAGCCTCAATTTCTGTTTCTATACAAGACTTATATAATGATTCGTTTAGTCTGTCAACTATAATTATTCTTTATTTGAGTTAACACATTCTTCAGTTTAAAGACGATACCTGTTTTCAAAGCTTCCTCTGACCAAAAGGTATCGTCCTCTGTTATTGCCGACAAAGATTCTAACAACATCATGTTTTGCCCTTTCAAGGCATCAATCTCATTGTACAACTCTGTCTTATCAGACTTGAGGTGTTCAATCTCTGCAAATAGAGCATCTATGTTCGGCTTTCTTATCATTTGTGTTTCTCGTAGAAATCATAATCTTCTTGGTAGATTTTCTTCACAAATGCCAACTGTTCTTCCGACAAGTCATCTCTCAAGATTTCTTTTTTCGTTTGGTTTAACTTATGGCTGACCTTAAATGTTTTCGAAACATCATGTTTGTCAACAACCGTAAACTTCTTGAACTTATCTTGATCAACAAACCACGACTGTGGGTGGAAGTGGTGAAGTTGATGGTGCGAAGATAGTTTGTTGAAGTTTGCAAAGAAATAGTCAATCTTCTCTTGTTTAGTACAAGTTTTCAGATCAACACCAAACGATGCGAACATATCTTCACCATAGTGATAGTAGCGTTGCTTTTCTACTAGATAAGCATTGATACAAGACTCGAAACGTTCGACTGGATCGGAGAATACCATAATTGGTTTTCCTCTCAACTCATCGTAATCATCTGTATCTCGCATGATCTGTTTGCGATCAGGGAATGTTTCCTTGATTGTTACACTACAGCTTCTTGGCACTTCAAACCAATTACGTTCACCATCAAGGTTATATAGCAATGGGAACTGAAGCTTCTGACACCAGAAACAATTACAAGCACTGAACTGGTAATCTTCATCCATTTTCACTGAAGGTAACAAGAATTCTTTGATCTCTTCATCTTCAAAGATCAACTTAGGTAGTTGCTCAACAGGGAACCTCTTTAGATGGTGGTTTACATTACCATCAGGTGCAGTACCTTCTTCCATAAGAGTGTCACCAAGTTTATCGTACTCAGAGTAACCTTTAGCGCCATCTGCCATCCACTCAAAAGAGTCGTGTGCATGAGCAAACGAGTCTGCCTTTGCTTGACGTTGCTTTGCGTTACCCATCCATGCAAAGTGCCAACCCATATCTTGGATTACTTTGTTGTTATGTGTAGGCCAACGAATAGGCCATTCGATAGCACCACATCTAATGCGGTTAACAGAGGTCTTCATGATCTGAGCCTTAGTCGCAAAGAACATAGCCTTCCACCAAACAACATGACTACCATCTGTATTGAATGCTCTTAGGTCAGCACGTCCTTGTAGGTATGCCAATGGAATTTTAAGAATAATGTCTTGGTGGTTAACACACATTCTCGCAACCCATCTGACGTTCTCAGGCTTAATGATCTCATCTGCATCGCCATAGATGAACACATCGTTATCATTAAACTGCCCCATTGCTTGCATAACTGCATCTTTTTGGAGACGTTCACGAACTCGTGCATACAGAGAATCTTGATTGTCTTTATTGACACCAGCGTTATTGATGTCAACTTTCATGATCTCTAGTTCTTCTGTTTCTGGGATGTCATGCTCAATGTAAATGATCTTTTCCATTGGCAACCCTTGTTTGAGCGCAATGTCAAGAAACTTGCGTTGAACTGGTTTACCGCTGTGTGTCTTGTTTGACTCCACAATGATAAACTTGTCAACGACATCCTTCAAGAGGTTCACTCTTAGTTTTAGCAGTTCTTCGCCATAAGGGGCAAAGAATGGAAAACAATCAACAATCATCGCTTAGTCCTTTCTAGCACGGTCAATCCGTTATTATTTGTTCTAAATTCTCTAAACTTCCACTCAGGATTTTCCATAACAAAGTGAACGATAGAAGCGATCAATCCTTCACCAGCCATTGGTCTTTTGTCCTTGAAGTCTCGCCAGTTCTGCTTCTCATCTCTACACCCATAAGTATGCGTGTCATGAAATGCAAGGAACTTCCTAGCTTTATTGCCATGCATCTTAAGCTCTCTTTTTAGCTGAGAACCAGAATGCCAAGTATCGATAAACAATAGGTCAGTTTCTTCAATTTCTATTTTCAAAACGTTTTCTTCCATGTACTTCACGTCTTTACCAACAGTCTTAGCTCTTCTGAACAAATCCATCACTTCTTGATCTAGTTCGATGTCATATGATCTTAGAGCGGCGTTAGTGTTGAGAAACGCTCTACTACTTTGTCCATCACGTACTCCCATTTCTGTGATGTGTTCACATTCCATTCCCAATGTATAGAGCAACTCAATATGCTCATTGATATCAGAGAATGTATTCTTGGCGTTGTTGTATTCGCCTTCTATAAATTGCACAAAACTCATATGTCTAACCACCTTGTATTTTTTAATGTCCATTCAGTAACCTCTGCTAGACGCTCACGTACTGGCTTTGGTTCCCAACCCAATTGATCTTTCATTCTATCGCCACACATAGCATAACGTAGATCATGCCCAGGTCTTGACGAATGGAAGTCAACCATCTCGTATTTTAGTTCTTTACCTTGTGCCTCAGCAATGATTTGAGCAACCTCAAGGTTATCTAATTCTTCAGCACCAACAATGTTAAACTTCTGCGACTTGATCCCTGTTCCATCATTATTACGTTGGAACTCTGATTGGATAAGGTTTAGCGTAGCATCTGCTACATCATTCGCATGGATGTAATGTCGGCTTCCTGCCTTTGTCTTTTCAGAGTTACTGTGTACTGTCACTGACTTGCCATCACGGATATTTCTAATGCACATGGGAATAAACTTCTCAGGATGCTGACGCTCCCCAAATACGTTCATTGTGTGCGTAATGTAGATTGGCATGTCGTAAGAGTTTTCGAAAGCAACGGCAAGTTCTTCGCCACCAGCTTTTGAAGCAGAGTATGGGTTAGTACAGTTGTAACGATCATATTCTTTATACTTGACACCTTCTGGTGCAGGTCCGAATACTTCATCAGTCGAGAAGTAAATCAAACGTTCAAGACTGTCTAGTTGTCTAGCATAGTTCAGTAGGTTGCATGTACCCACTACGTTATCCATCACAAATTCCATAGGATGGTCAATAGAACGATCCACGTGCGAACCTGCCGCCATGTGAATTACGTAATCAATACGTCCAATATCCGCTGTGATCATGGGGTTTAGTTCAGCTTTCAGATCATGGTAAACTACCCTAAATCTTTTTCGCTGTGCATCAGTAAGGTCTGATAGAACGTCATGTAGACGGTTCAAGTTCCCACTATAATCAAGACGATCTAGCGAAACAATTTCCCAATCGGTTCTTCTTAAAATTTCTGAAATTGTGTGGTGTGCAATGAAACCTGCACCACCAGTTACTAGAACTCTTTTCATTATATACTCTCCATCAAAAACATTGTGTAATTAGCACCCCCTTATATGGGGATGCTTTTATTTATACTATTTCAACCAACCTATTTTCTTGCCTTCAGAAATTCTTCGTTCTGCTTCAGCTTGCGATCCTGGGTAACGCCAAGCCCAAAATACAATAAGTGCCATGGTAATGGCTAGGTATAGTACCGCCTTTGGGTTGCCTGTAGTGAACCACAGGAACGCTAGGGAAGATGACATTACTGCCACCATAAGGTACTTTGCTTTTTGTGGATACACACGATACTTAGACCAATTCTTGATAAAAGGTCCGAAAGTCTTGTGGTTCAAAATCCAATTATGGAACTTGTCACTAGACTTAGCAAAACAGAATGTAGCGCCAAGGATTGGCGTACTCCACGGTAGTCCTGGGACAATAACACCCAAGTAGGCAACGCCCACCAAGATGATACCCAACACAAACCAAAATGGTTTCATGAGTTTTTTCATAGTGTTCTCTTTCTTACGAGGTGCGAAGAAATTAAATTCAAGTTGATTCATCTTAAAACCTCTTTTAATGCTTCGACTAATTCTACCATCATGATATCGGTATGGAATGGAGTAGGAGCAATACGTAAACGTTCAGTTCCTACTTCCACTGTTGGCGAATTAATCGGTTGAATGTAAATACCGAATTCATTTAGTAGCCTATCACTTGCTAATTTGCACTTGAAGGCATCGTTGACCATAACAGGGATAATATGAGTACAAGCATTAGGGTGAATATCCATACCTGCTTCAACCAACATTCCCTTTAGCTTAGCAGTTCTTTCTTGGTGCTTCTCTCTAATGTTGTTGTGATCTTTCAAGTAACTAACAGAAGCAAGAACACCTGCGCATAAAACAGGTGACATACTTGTTGTGAAAATAAAGCCAGCAGCGACTGATCTAATAGCATCCAAGACTACTTGTTTACCTGCAATATAACCACCTTGAACACCAAATGCCTTACCCAATGTACCGTTGATAATATCAATACGATCTGATAGACCCAACTTCTCACAATACCCACCACCAGTTTCACCATAAAGACCAACAGCATGAACTTCATCGATGTAGGTAAAGGCTTCGTATTTGTCTGCTAGATCACATATAGCTTCAATAGGTGCAACATCACCATCCATGCTATACACAGACTCAAACAAGATCACAGGCATCTCATTGGCTTCTGTAGACGCCTTTAGATGCGCTTCTAGGTCAGCCATGTCATTGTGCTTAAAGATGCGCTTGTTAGCCTTAGAGTGCTTCACACCCATTATAAGGGAGTTGTGGTTCTTGTCATCCGAAATAAAACATACGTTTGGCAAGATACGAGAGATAGCCACAAGCGACCACTCGTTTGCCACATATGCACTGGTAAACAACAGGGAAGATTCTTTTCTATGCAACCCTGCTAATACACGCTCAAGAGTTACGTGGTAATGTGACGTACCACCAATATTACGTGTACCACCAGAACCTGCACCAGTTTGATCTAATGCAGTGTGCATTGCATCTATAACATACTGATTTTGACCCATACCAAGATAATCATTAGAACACCAGTTTACTATATTCTTAGGTGCGTATTTGCCGTACCAAATGGAACGTGGAAAATTCCCACGCTCCCTTAGTATATCATTGAAAGTACGATAACGACCATCTTCTTTAAAGTCTTCAACCGTCTGGTTAAAGTAGTCGCTATAGTGTCGGTTACGCTTCACAGGCGGCACAATCTGCTGACATTACGCGCTTACGTGTTAGCGACTGAGCCGCTGACATTGAGAACGCATAGTACAAGCTCTTAACACCCATCTCATTTGCATACAGATACAATGCGTTAATTTCTTTAACTGACATATCTGGGTCAAGCATCAAATTCAAGCTTTGGCTTTGATCAACATATTGCTGACGGATAGCCGCTTGATCGATGATTGTGTTAGGGCTGATCTCAGGGAATGTCTTAAATACAGCACGTTCATCATCACTCAAGAATTCCAGATGCTGTACAGAACCATCGTGGTTCTTAATTGATTCCCAAACATCAGGGTTGTCCTGATCTTTTTCTACCAACAATTCCTTAAGGTAAGGGTTGCGGATAGTAACTTTCATCTTAGCAAGGTCTTTCACATATGCGTTAGAGAACTCAGGTTCGATGGATTGTGATACTTGCCCAAGAATAAAGCTTGATGACTTAGTAGGTGCAATAGCCATTGTTGTTGTGTTACGCATGCCATAACCCTTCAACAGCGAAGGTTCGCCCAATGTTACTGCCATTTCCTTAGACGCCGCATATGTTCGTTCTTGCATAGTCTGGGAAATTTCAAGGTTCAACTGTGCCGCTTCTTTAGACTCAAAAGAAATCATATTAGACTGTAGATATGAATGCCAACCAAGGACACCAGCACCCAACGCACGATGGTTCACAGCGAAGTCACGAGCGCGTTTCATGTAGATTTGACCTTCAGTTTTACGGATGAACTCTTCACACACAGTGTCAAGGAACATAGTAAGAACTTCAATGGCATCAGTATCTTTGATCTCATCCCAATGTAGTAGGTTCAAAGAAGATAGAACACATGTAAATGTTTCTTCGTGGCTAGATGGCAACGCAATCTCAGCACACATGTTAGAAGCATGTACACGCATATCTTTATCTTTGTATACTTGTGGACGCCCATCATTCACGTTGTCAGAGAACAGAATGTAAGGATAACCAATCTCTGAACGACGCTGTAGTACCTTAGCCCACAGACGACGCTTCTCAGGGTCACCTGACTTCATCTCATCAATGAACTTATTGCTTACTGTAATG